CGTGATTATGCTGTACATGTATACAGCCTTCACCATCAAAGAATCCTGCAAGCCATCCAAAATTCATATTATCCTCTCTAACTTACTTGGGAACCGTAAATCCACTGCCAGCCGCTAAAGCCATATCCATATCTCGTATAGCAGGACCACTTGCTGACATACGTATCGAAATCCTTGTCCTTATTAAATTCAACAGGGATACGATCAAACCACTTCAGGAACATTTTCATGTACCTGGAGTCCATCATGAACCAGTTGTTCGAATCGCTAAGACGGTTCCACACCAGAACTTTATAACGACCTTTTGAGAAGTTAATATCATTCTGAGCGGATCCAACATCCCTATCAGTCTTAACGATTATGTTCGCGGTCTCTTCCAGAGCTGGCGGTACCAATATGGTATCATACATAACATCCATAAGGTTGTCCGTCTCATCTGTTAAGGCCATACCCAGGAGCCTTGTAGCTTCAACCGCTGTAGCGCTAAGAGACGTAGTGCCCTCATTCCCTACGGTCGTACTCGTACCATTGTAAGTATGAGCCGTATCGCAAAGAGCTAAGGTATCACCACCAGCGAAAATCGTGGTATTGAAAGCGTTATTGAATACAGAAGCGCCATGTTTCTCACGCGTTCTGCGCGCTACCAATGCCAGTTGCTGAGGTCTCTTATTAATGACGCTATAAAGATCGTCATCCACAAGTTTCCTTTCAATCTTAATACCCTTCACCCACTCACGATGAGTGTACGAAGTTCTGTATTGCTGGTTGAAATCACTATACGGAATCGTACCAGTGAATTCCTCCAGATCTCCGAGTCCTCCGATTCCGAGATCGTATTCAACAGCTTTGTTAGATTTCTCCATACCAAAGAGTTGAGATACCATATCTCCGGGCTGACCGAACTCATCCATGAATATCTTCCTGAGTCCAGGATCGAGCAAATAACCGAAGTTCTCACTCGCAACTATACCCATTCACAACCTCCGTTTACGTTATTACCCTATTGTTAACTTGCCCACCAGCGCAAAGCAGGTGTTCGGTGAATATAATATCACCGTAGAACTTAGGGTCTTCACCCTTGTAATTATATCCAGAGTGCCGCGAACAAACCAACGGCTCCATCGGCCTGATACTAGACTTAATATAATTTTCAAGAATTAACCCTGAACCAGCTCCTGCTGTTGAATTATAACCAGCTAACTGCATAGAGATTTGGCCTGTAGCCTCCGATAGATCGACAGATCCACCAGCTACGTCTGCACTATAAGGCGCAGGCATAACAATAAACGTGTCGCTTGTGGTATTTGCCAACATATTATCATCATAACTCGTTGCAGCTGTAATAGATGCAGTAGTGGACGAAGCACCTATCTGGAATAAGTTACCAAACCCACCGGTTGAAGAACCAGTATCGGTAATATAAGCCCAACCTCTTTCATGGTCTGTAACCATCGTAGCGGTCAGAACCTTTCCAGTAGAACTAGCGCTTGTATTCGCACTATCATCATCAGCATGCTCAGAATATTTACCCAGATATACTGCAAATGGGTTGATAATAAGCTTCGCATAGAAATCAACACCTGTTGCTACAACACTAAGAGCATTGGCGGCTGTAACGTCTTCATTCAAAACTCCGATAATATTTGATAATACATCGGAATCCGCGACTATCGCAGCACCGCAGTTCTCGGCTGTGGCCACAGGGCCAGACGCCATCGCTGTACCAGCTAAGAGAGCCCCGCTATTATATATACGAATATCTCTTAATATGATCTCAGCTCCGGTTACATCATAATGATATTTCAATCCTTCAGCTGCCATTTGAAACCTCCAGTTTAGTTCTCCCTAGCGTTTCCTATCGACAACCTGTTTAGGGGTCAAACCGATAAGATTCTGCCATCTATTTTTATTAAAAGGTGCATACGGATGAATGAGAAGGTCTCGACCAGTCTCGTATTGGAAAGGTATACCACACTTTCTGCATCTATATCGCAGTCTATATGGCCCTATATTCTCCACAAAACGAATAGCCTCACTCCTGCAAACGGGGCAAGTAAGCTTGCCACTATACGCTCCTTTATTAAGACTCTTTTTGAAGATACCCATTATTTCACCTTAAACTTAAGATAATCTTCAATCTTCACACCCATAGCGTTTGCTACCGCTATCTCATCATTCGTCGGTTGGATAGTCGAGGGAGCCGAAGGTGGAGTAAATGTCCCACCAGTTAAGCCCTGTATAGACTCACCACGCTTAATCCTTTCAATAACCTCAGCGACAGCGTTAGCTTTAATATCGTCAGCATTCTGGCCTTTAACAACCAAATAAGCCAACTCTACCACTCCCGGTTTAGAACGTGCTTCAACCGGAAGATTGGAGATATATTGATCAACACTGGTTTCATACTTAGAAAAATCACTATGCGCAGAGCGCACACTATTCTTCTGCATATTAACCGCGGTGTTAACTCTGTCATACCACTGGAATGCCATAGCCATCTCAGCTCGGACAGCAGCCTTAGGATCATCTTCCCAGAGTTTTTCTAGCCTAGCGCGTGGATCATCTTGCGCAGGAGCTAGCCCTGGAGGAGTCTGACCACCCAATGGAACTATGTTACCAGAGGCATCTACAGTAAACCTATCTCCGAATAAAGCATTAAGCTGTTGGAGTTTCGTATCCAACGACTGACGTTTGTTACGTTCCTCATGCAAAGCATCTATGGGAACATATCCTTCTGGGGGTTTAGTCCCTACTCCTGGTATCGCTGGAGCTGGCGCAGCACCTGGTTTAGCGCCTTCAGGTGACGGCGATGCGGGAGACGCCGGGCTTCCCGGTGGTGTCGGCGTATTAGTTACCGGAGGTGTCGGACTCTGGCCTGGATTAACGACATTTGTAGGTTCTGACATACTACTCCTTCTTTGTAGGGCTTTGTCTTTCTATAACGTCAAGCGGTATGCCCTTAACCTCTTGAAGCGTTCTGATGCGCTCCTGAAGCTTCGCGACTTCCTCAGGGGTGCAGTTAATCAATCTTTCAACAGCACTTTGAATCTTAACATCTAGTTCCTCACAGACTCCATCCCAATACTCAGCTTTGAGGACCTCGGCTTGCTCAATTCTCATAACGGCCTCCTTTTGTTAAATTATGACAATTCTTACATAAAGCTACTCCATTATCAATGTCATATCTTAACTCAGGATATTTAGTCCATCCTTTAATGTGATGAGGCTCTAGAAAAACACCTCTTAAACCGCACGTCTGACAAGTCCAATTATCTCGTTTAAAAACCTCGCTTCTCCATATTTTATATCTATCATCACGTATATGATAAGATGGATTATTACTTCGAAAATTAATTCCATCTCCACCTGCGGATAAACTTATTTTTTGTCTATGCTCCATAGTAAGCTTTCTACCTTTTAAAGCAATACTAGTTGCTCGCCCTATCTTCTTACGAGTAGATTCTGATACTATATAACCCTTCTTAATGCCTAATCTAACTTTACTTTGATGCTGATGTTGACACGTTGAGTTACAAAAATTAAGATGTTTTAATCGGTTCTTCCACCGTTTTATTGTATTGCCACACATAGCACAAAGAGTATCTACTTTATGCACGCCTATCTTAGGCATTAGGCGCTCCTTGACCCATATCAACTGTGGGTTTCTGACCTAACAATTCCATCTTTATGGCCTCAGGGCTAGCCCCCTCTTTAAGCCTTTGTTGTATCATCTGTTGCATATTCGCAGGTAATCCTCCAGGCGTCTGTTGTATAGGCGCTTGGGGTATAACCAGTTTATCTATATCTTTAAACCCAAATAGTTCAGCTATACGTTTATTAACCTCAGCTCTATTGACAGTAGGATCACCCGTCGTAACCTCTTTGAATCTAAGGAGTTGACCTATTTGAGTCTCTTTATTCACTGTCTCAGATATCCCAGTAGGTATGAAGAATATCTTAGCTTGTATATCCTCAGGTTTTACCTGCACCGGGAATTTCTGTCCTTGTTCTCCGGTCACTTGTATCCACTGAGGAGAGGTCATAAATTGCTTGCAATTCGAGAAATAGAACATCGCAAGTGCTTGTATACCATCGAGTTCTATATTTCTCAGTACTGGCCGTAGCCTCATACCAGCAGCTCCTTGTAAGAGCTGTATCCCCATTGCTGTTCTGTGTTGTTCATCCTGGGAATCGCTAGGCATCATCGCTGATGTAGCACCGGTAGATTCTCTAAAGTCTTGTTTAGCCATCTCCTCTTCCTTGTAAGCTTCAGCCGTAACATCCGGGATATCGATATATTTGATGCTAGTCTCTACATTACCAACGCCTATAACCTTACCCGGCTTAGAGATTTCTAACTGTTTCTTATTTAATAAAGTATCACTCTTATTATATAGTAACATTTTATTAATGATAATATCAACGTTATCTAATCTATTAGATACTATCTTATTGATTCTTTCCTGCGTCGGGATACCTATCTGACCTACACCCACACCAAACCATCCAGACTTAGCATCTTCATACATCTTGATTTTGAAGAAGGGAGGGATCTGATGATTATACGGGTTGGGGATAGCTCTCACTATCACTGATCTATTAATGACTATGCACCAATAGGGGACCGCCTTCTTCTCCATTAATTTACCATCGACCTCATATTGTTCATCATATGGACCCCAATACTCCAGGATCTCATACCTATCCCCAGCTTTCATCTGGTAAGCTGGGCCTAGATTCCCTGAACTACCCGGGAGTTTCGAATTTAAAGCGTCATCAAGATTCTTGAAAGCAAAGAACGGGTTCTCTTTAAGCGACTTCAAGGCTTCAGCATCACAGAACCTGCGTCTTATTAAAGGCAGACCATCATCCATCGACACCTTAGCCGGATGAGGATATAGCTCAAAGAAATTAACCAAACTACAATCAGGCCTAGAATCAATAACTGTATAGTATCTTTCTCCCGCGCCACCTATAACCCATCCTCTCTTTACCAGCCAAGATCCACCCTCTCCGTAAGCAGTACCGTAAAGAGTATTCTGAGTTAATATACTGTTAAACTTACCTTGAACATTAGATACTCTGAAGTAATGCTGTATGAGGTTCTTAACTACTACACCCGCTTGTGGGGGAGTGTCTCCCTCTACCTGACAATCAACTGGAGCATCCGTGGGGAACAGAGCGGTGAACAACCGAGGGGTAATAGTCTGCTCCGCTTCGAGGGTCACAGGCACATGGATGGCGTTTTGATGCTCCAGTCTCTTAGGTGGTTTACCTATCCAATTATCATAATAAGATTCACATTTAGCGAAACGATCAGAGTGAAACTGCTCATACCTCTCGAATTCTATTTTGATATAATCCAATAACTTCTTATCATCTAGTTCTTTTTTAGTGGTAGCCATTAATCACAACCTCTCTTACATGGGTTACGCTGTGAAATAAGGTCTTCGACCTCTTCTACAGATGCCTTTAAATGGGCCTGGGATGCCCTAGGTTGCACGATCTCTCTCTTACCCATATCTACACCCGTCTTTTTAATAATCGTCGGTCTAATGTCATTATACGAGCTAGCAAGGAATCCCATTATCTACCCCTAGCCATCTTCTTGAAAGTCTTCGCAAGCGTATAACGCTTACTCCCGGCTGGACAAGAAGGGCCTCCAAACTTAGATCCGGTACATACTTCCTCAGTTCCCCTTGCTTTGATACTCTTCGTAGCTTTCTGTATCCAGTTCCCACCACTTCCCTCACGCACTAGTGATCCCATACACCCTCCGTAAGAACAGCCAGACCAGTGACTGTTATTAAAGCCTTTCTATTGTTTTACCTTCATTGCTCATAAGATATACTTGATATCCACTAAGATTATCAAAGTATATTGTTCGGTTCTCTTCACCTATGAGAGTCACACGTTTACCGAACCTAGGATTTGAACCAGCTGTATTATTGTTAGTATAAAAACAATAATTAGCTATCTCTCCCGCATCTCTCGGGCCTTCTTCATTCAAATCTACTTCATCCACAACAATATTACTGAACCCATCAAAAAACCTACTAACAGTGTGCTGCCCTTCGATATTATCTTTAGTTCCTATAACTACCGTCCTTACAACTTTTAAAACCATAACTATCTACCTTTCTGTCTATCTGGTCTGGCTATCTATCTTCCACTAAACTTCTATATTCACTCGTCTCTACGACAACCGGATTCTTAACGTAAGTCCCTCTATACGTTACAGTTGTCTCTTCTCCTTCATCAAGATTATGATACATAGGATTCGAATTCATAATGTATCTAAGACAGTCGAGGAAGTGATCATTCTTCTTCATAGGCTTCTCTTTAGCATCATGCTCCTCTGGCCTCATCTTAAACTCATCCCAGACATAATGCTGGAACTCGTAGATGAGATTAGGACAGAAGCGCGATATTACTAGCCTCGGTTCTATCTTGCCAGTAAGAAGGATTTTATCTGGCTTAAGAACTTCTTTAATCTTTGAAATACCGAGGTCAACATCGTTGACAGCCCTTTCACAAAAGATCCCATATTTCATTAACTCCTGTCTTATATTAACTGAGTTCGTAAACTTAGACTCAGTCTTATCTGCTGAGGGATCTATTAAGCGACGATGAGCTGTTAAAGATCCCTCTTGGGCCTGGATAGCATAAGCTAAGTCCTTTAGGCTCCCTTCAAACTTCAGCTCATCATAGGCATAAAGCCTATCTTTCTCATCTACCGCAACCCAAAGTACCGCTGTAGGCATGCGAGGATGAGGGTCAATTGCACAGAATCGAGTCCAGTGTTTCTTGATACCGGCCTTATCGATAATGTGCAAACCTGCATCGAACTCTTTATAAACGAGACCGGTTAGATGGATAAACTTACCATGTAACCTAGCCTCCTTTTCATCCTCGGACAGCGTCTTCTCGAAGTCTTCAATGGCCTTCTGAGAGAGATATCCGACGGTTTTACCGTCCACTGTCCGCTTAAGATTGTCCCAAATATTCATTGTTGCACAGAAATATGAGGGATCGTTCTGAGCTTTAATATAAAGCTCATCATAAATCCAGGGCTGTTTAAGCGGAGTCAGGGTCAACCAGCTTCTCCCTTTTGCGTCCACTAGTCCACGCATGGTGGCTATGAATTTATCTCTCGGAGGCGGTTCATCGAACCAGGCTATATCGCCTTTCCAGCCCTCACACTGTTGGGTAGCCATCTCATACGTAAGTATATCGAACTGGTTACCATTCTTAAATACCCACTTACAAGGAATCCCTATAGGATTCCGGAACTTCTCTGCCACAAAAGGACCTCCAGGCGTACTATCGATCCACTCATCAATCGTAGGTAATATAACCTCACCTACACCTTTCATGAAATCCTGAGCGAATATACGACCCTTTATAGGCTTATCCTTAGGCATCTTATTATACTCAGGATACCAATCAGGGTATTGCCCTATCATATGCCAAAGAAACTCTAATACTCCGGCTGTAGTCTTACCGGATCTATTAGCTCCAAAGATACTGCGTATAGTACCTTTACTCCTATGAAAGAGTTCCTGCTTCGGGTTCGGGACGTACATCAGAAGCTTTTTGGTCTTCTTCAGTAGTATTTCCTGTTCCAGAAGATGGAGGTAGTAATCCTTGTTCTCCTGACTCAGCAGGTTGAACTGCTCCTCTGTCAAATGCAGTTCTTGCAAGTGCTGTAAGTCTTCGAAATTCATTAGCTAAGTCCTCTCCTACCAACCCCTTAGAATAAGAAAGCGACCCTATATTAATCTGAGGGGTCGCCTTTGTTAATGCATTAAGTACGTCTATAGTGAACTTCTTGTCTTTTTCCGGGATATGTTTAGGGTCTGGTATGTTCGCCACTAACCATTGCCCGAAAATTGTTATAATCTGATCCTTTAATTTCTTTACTTTCGTCTCTGTTTTCTTAGTAAGTTCATCTATCTCTTTTCTATACTCTTCAGAGAACTCATGAGCTACTGGTCCACTCTGGTGTTCGTCTCCCGCGACTAAGCCAAAAAGCTGTCTCCTGCCTATGCCGGATAACTTAGACACTTCATCAACTGACTTATTCTCAGATAGAAGCTTTAACGCCTTCAAATGTTTGGGTTTGAGCCCGCGGGATCTCATTTATCACTTTCTTAAACGAACAGCTGTTGTTTAACGCATACCTGCATGTTTCTTCAATAAGATAATTAGCTCTCTTCTTAGGACCCTTAAACTGCCGTACACAACTTATTGCCGTACAACCAGTAAACTCGTCGAGAGGATGCACATTACTTCCCTTTCTTCTTAGAACCCTTTTTACAGGCCATATAGTCTCCTTAGTAAAAAAGACTCCATACGTGTTTGCGTATAGAGTCTCTATATTTATAACATAAGTATATCATACGATTATATATTTGTCAAGGGGGGGAGCTAAAAATAACTCATGAGAGGGTCAATGTGCAGAAATATATAGTTCGAGGG